ACTCCTTCGCCTGAAATTCGGATAATTCATAATCGCTCTGATCGCCGAGCTCGGCCGCATTTTCTTTGAAGAAACGCTCGACCGTAAATCCGGCATCAAGGAATTTCTTGAGCGATAGTTTGGCGTACTCAGGGAGCTCTTGTTTTCCGGTTCCCTCTTTGGAGTGGCCGAGTTCTTTGAAGGGGACGACTCCCTTTGTCAGGACTGCGGTCAGGAGCTCCTCGACCTTGTCTTGCTGTTCCTGAGTCAGGGACAAGAGCAAAGTCTCGAGGTTTTCCTTACCAACAGGTAAACCCTCAGCCTTTTCTTGAGTACCGCCGACGACACGAGCCGAAAACTGGGCGACGTGAGCTTTACGTTTTTCCAACGCCAGCGCGGTCGTCATTTGTTCACTGGCGCGAGCATCGACCAGTTTTGCAAGCTCAGGGGGGAGGGTATCGGTTTTCGCAAGTTCCGCGATCACCTGACCCTTTGCCGCTGACAGCAAGGCTGTCTGTTGCTCTTGAGGTAATTTGTCGAAATCCATATCATCCTCCGTGTTTTGGATTGGCGAACCGGCCTTTTTCGATAGGCCGGAAAAAACCCTTTGTAATTTCTCGAGGCTCAGCTCTATCCATGATCGCTTTACCTCTGTCCATAAGTCTGAGGTGTCAAAGATCACCGAGCCCTCGGAATCGATTGAGTACTGAGCCTTCCAGTACTTATCGTCTTTGTGGCAAATGAGATATCCCTCGAAAACCTCGACAGGCCAGGAATTATAGTCATACTCAGCGTATTCCTGATAAAAGGCCATGCGGACTTGATCGCTCCTCTCGTCGAGACTTTCCCCGGGCTCGAGAGAAAACATCCCCATGGATAAGGTCACGGGCTTGAGTAAAATCTCATTGTCTTTATTTCGAGAGGCTGGCCAGTTGGTCAGGGAGCCTCCAATGATGGCCTTCCCAATGAGATCGAGCTCAGGGGAAAAGTACCGCATCTGATTACTCCCGATCAGCCCTTTTCCAAGCTCGTTCCACTCGACTGAGAATTTCACGACATCTCGCTCAGAATCGAGCTCGACATCTTTTATCCAGCCAGCCGCGACATTATGGTCGTGATCCATGGAATCGATAGGAAAACCGACGAGCTGGCCAGTTGCGTCAGTCGTCGAGGCGAGAGCTTTTTTTGTGTTTTCAACATAAAGGGGGAGGTCATTCTTTTTCCAAGCGAAAACGTGTCCGCTCATGTCCCTGAATTCACCTGCGGCCATACCGTCGATGGTAGAAATAGGGCTCTTTAATTGCGTGTAAAAAACGTGCTGATTTTTACTCATGCTCCTCCAAAAAAGACGCTGGCCGAACTCTCAGACATTCGGCCAGCTTTCGCAAGGTTTTGGTGAGGAGTCCTCGGAGAGCTCCTCACCCATCACAAAAAAAATTTTTATAGCGGATTCGGTCAGCCTGAGCGAGATCGAATTGATACGATGATTTTACGAGGTAATCAGAAAATATACAACTCCCCTTTTTGGGTCATAGTTTTTCACCTGAGGCCTGACCCATCCTCCCCTCATGAGTCTCGACAATTCGAGCTGAGGCCGGTATATTCATGGTTTTGATCTGTTCGGTCTTGGTGATCTTGACTGACCAAGACTCTGACCTCCCTCTCGGTTTTCTCAGGGTGATCGAATAATCACCAGCAGGGAGGCGGTCGATCTCTCGAGCCAGAGATAATACTTTTTGTGAGATATCCAGAGGTTCGCTCATTGGAAATGTCCTGCCCAAATCTCGCCCTTATCATCGAATAAATAATGGTGGCAGTTGTAGCCTCGGCATGAGAAATTCTGATTGCCTGGCTGGCCTGGCACAAGTCCGCGTTTTATCCAGAATGAGGCCTTATGTCTCTTCCCCTTCCACTTCCTACATTCAGGGCAAGACTCCTGACCGTCCTCTCCGTCGAATGTGAGCATGATATTTCTCGAGCCTCTCAATTTTCCCTCGTCTCGGATTCCGTCGAGAGTTTTAGCATACCCCTCAGAACGAGCCTCGATTTCGAGATCGATCTCATACAAGAATTCGTCTTGAGTCTGATCGTCCTCCCTTGATTGTTTTTTCATCTCTTTGAGGCGGTCGAATAACTGGTCAATGAATCCGCGCTCAGTCGTCTTTTTATTATTGAGCCAGCTCCTATCAGCCTCCTCGATATCTGAGACGTTCCCTCCCCCTTCCTGATATCCTGCCTCAAACGCATCCCCGAAGGCGGTCGACATTGATTTTTTCATCTGGCCAGCATATTTATAGGGATTATCCGAGCCCTCGATCACATACCCGAGAATCGCGTTCTTGATTTCGTATTTATAGATTGACCGGATTTGGGAATAGTCGAGAGCCTCCCCCTTATCGATTCCGAGGAGGGCTCTCAATTTTCCGAAAAGACGCTGAAAAATATTCATGTTTTACCTCTTAGCCTCGATAAGGTCATTGGCTCTCTTGAGCTCCTGAGTCAGGTCAGAATCGATCTTCGCTTTTTTCAGACGAGCCCAATCCTGAACAGTCTTGGGAGCCTGAGCCTGAGAGGAGGGAGGAGTCATTGGCTGAGCCGAGGGCTCGCTGATCACGGATCCCGAGGCTCCCTTCCTGACGATATCCTCCTCAGCCGGAGTGCTCTCATTCAACACGCCAGACTTGCGGCGAATATCCTTGAGATCGTCCTCGCTCAAGTCCATCCATGCGATTGAATCGAGGAAGGCAGAGAGCTCAGTCAAGCTCACTTGTTTCTCAATAGGAGTACAGACGAGCCGAGGCCTCTTGACCATTCCGGGGAATCGATCACTATTCAGAGAGAAAAGTCTGCGCCCAATTTGAGAATCCATCTGAGCGATCATCCCTTCCATCATGGCATTGAATACTGTAATGAACATTTGGGAGGAGTCAGTCATAGCCGCGTTTGAACCCACTCCGGTGACTGAGCTCAGGGCGGCCCATTGCATATTGTAGACCATCAGCTTGAGTACCCCGAAATATTTGATCGCCTCGAGGATTGAGGAGGCGGCTGAGAATGGAACGTCCTTGAGCTCTGCGGTGATTCCTTTGGGGAGCGCGACGTAATTCCCCTCTTGAGCCGAGGTGATCGATTTCGCGGCTCGTTTGATCTCAGCCTTGTCGGATGGTCCCAACGAGTCTGTGGTTTGGACATTCAGATATCCGGCTGAGTGCTCGAATCCTATTCCCTGAACGACCTCGAGCCCATATTTGATTCTCTCGAGCCTCCATACTGCCTCAAGAGGTGAGAGGCCTTCGGGGTTGTGGGTGTCACCAAAGGCGATATGGAGAGATCGGTCGAGGGGAATAATGATATTAGGATTTGGGGGGTCTTGTTGAACGAACCCCCTGAGTTTTCCTGTTTTCTCATTCATGTCCCATTTGGCAAAAGAGCTGTGATCACGCCAGGCAAGCCGACGAATCCCGATGAAATTATCGTTATACTCGCTCCTCCAATCGTCCTCGTCTGATGGGGGAGTCCAGTTCTTTGATCTCAGCCCGAGAACGCACTCCCACCAGCCAAACCCCATAAAAGGAACCTGAGAGACAAGGGTCGAGAGAAAACCATCAGCTCCACTCTCCATATCCTCAAGGACTGACTCTCCGAAATCCTGAGCTTTTTTTTCGTCGTCTGTGGGGTCGTCACCGAGGACAAATTTCAGCTTGATCGCTCGAGCGAGAGCCTGATAAACATTTCTCACGATAGAGATTTCGGGGTCGCTCCTCCTCAGCCTCGAATAAAGAGGCTGGACGGTCGGCCATTGTAGCTCTGCGTGATAGGCCTCCTGAACATAACCTGCGGCCTCTTGGAGGCCGAGGGTTCCTATCTCAATCCATTTTTGCTGTTCAGGGGTCAGATCGCTTACGTCATTTTGGTCTGTCATTTTTAACTCCATTTCGTTTCGAAGTCTTCGTCAGGCTCCCCAAGATCGCTGACATCCTCCCAAGAGGAGCCAGGGCTCGAGACTGATAGAATTTGCATGACCGCATCCCCTGAGTCGGTCGAGCGTTTCAGTCTGTCCCTCAGCTTATCCTTGGATTCTACTTGAATCCTCCCTCCTGAGACAACCTTCCAGTGAGGAGCCGTGAGATCACCTGTCAGGATATCATCTTCGGGAAGAGCGACTATACCGTCCTCGAGCATTTCTCTGAGAGCCCATAATGAGGCTGAGCGAAGATCCGTGAATCCGAGCTCCCCTGTCTTATCTCTCGAGTCTGTCTTGGTTCCTGAATTGAACGCGACGACCTTTTTCTTGAGCTCTCTCAGACGGTCAACGACACCGGCTCCCAGGCCTACAACATCGACCACGGCAAAGCCGGATTTGTGCAAATCGAGAATCCCCTTCACGAAGCCAGTCGTCTCCATGGTTCCCTTGCGTGAATAATAATCGATTCTCGAGATCACCTTGATTTTGGAGGTATCGAATCTCAGAGCGAGAGTGGTCTTATCCTTACCAAACCGAGCCACATCGACACCAACCCCGACGAAATTCCCCTTCCTGCCTTCATCCTCCCAAACGTGCCACAGTTCATTTGCCCTCTCGACATCCTTGAGAGAGATCACCCCATCAGCCTCGGGGGTGGCGAAGTCACCAAGAACACGATTGATATAGGCGGCTGAGTCCTCACCCCATTGACGACGCCTATCCTCAGCCCACTGCCTCGAAATACGTCCGGCCTTGATACACTCCTCGAGGGTCACATGATGGACTTTCCAATCCTCGAATCCTGGCTTTTTGGATTGGATTTCGAAAAAGGTTCCCTCAGGCTCCCCGGGGGTCGAGGTAGCAAGCCAAAGAGCCTCACCATTGGCGAAGGCTCCCTCAGCCGCGTTCCAAGTCTCAGGTTCAATCATCTTGGACTCGTCGAAAATATAGAAGAGCTCGTCTGCGTGAGCTCCCTCGATATACTCAGGAACATCAGACGCGACAGCGAAGGCCTCCCCTGTGTTGAGCTTGAGGTTTTTATCGAGGAGCTCCCGGTGGTATTCTACTGGTGGCCGACCGATGATATCCCACCTCAGGCGGCGAGCCCACTTCCTGATTTCAGGCCAGAGATATTTTTCGAGCTGTCTCATGACCGAAGCGGTCGTCGGGACTTTCCAATCAGATCCGTCTCGAGTCAGGGAAAACCACCAGAGGAGCCATGCGTCCATAGCTGATTTTCCGAGCCCATGCGGGCCTCGAGCGCAGACTCTTTTATAAATTGGGAGGTCGGCGATAATTCGATCTTGATAGGGTGTTGGACCTTCCCCCTCCCCCCACGTAAAGCAGTCGTGAATGAAGGCGACAGGATCGTCTCGGTAAGTCCGAACGAAAATACTATCTTGCCTTTTTCCCTTGATTCCGTTTAGCAGTTTGTCCATTAGCTCTCTCTCTTGCGGTGTCAAGTAATTCAAGGACTTTGTTAATTCGCTCTTCGTCGGTAAGGTCATCGATTTTCACCTCTGTCTTGGTGGGAGCGTTCAGGCCGAGGAGCTCACACCTCTTATTGATACAGCTCTGAATCCCTGCCAGAAATCGAGGGTCGCCGATCTGGCTCTCGACCCGATTGATTTTTTCGAGCTTATCGGGAGCGGTATCGTTTCGCTCCTCCCCTGCCTTTGGTTGCCTGGCAGAACCTTGCATTTTCTGAGTCTCTGTCTTGACTGACTCCTGTGATCTCTTCCAGCCTTCCCAATACTCAAGCTCGAGATTATCGATCTTGGCCAGCTCGACCCTCTTCCGTTCGTCGATATCATTGATACGAGCCTGAGCCCATTCCTTTTGAATCGCGGTAAGGTCACGGCTGACAGTCGCCTGAGAAATATCGAGAGCCTCAGCGATCTCGCTTTGGGTTTTCATTTGGAGATAGAGCCGAGAGATATTCCTACGGTCGCGCTCGATCTCTGATTTTTTCCTCGCTTGTCCCATTATTCACCCTTATTATTCATGGTCAAGGTTTTCGGTACTTTTCATCGATGATACAGGGAACAGCTCTCTTCCAATCGATCTTGTGATGGATGCGCCGAAACGTGACTCCCTGCATCGTGTAAATTTTCACAGCCGAAGGGCAGAACATGATCGTATAAAAAGATTTTACATAGGTTCCCTGATTGAGATATACGTCGGTCATACCTCCCTTATTGTGTTGGGTGGGGAGCTGAATAATCGTCGTGTTGAAGAGAGTAAAAAAGAGCCCTCCTCGATTCCCAACCGAAACATAAGTATTCACATCCTCGTTGACCCGACCGAGGAAGGGAAAAGGCCTCGAGGTCGAGCAGAAAAAAGTATTCATCGCCTTTCGCTTGAGCCAAACTCGGTTCGCGGTGGTCGAATTTCTACCCCCTACAAGATCACCGCCCTGGCCGAAGGCGATAGTCAGGGCGGGGGAATTCTGATAAAACCTGAGGACTGCGGCGAATACCTTATCGAGATTCTTGACTGGTCGGTCGACGTATGTGAGGGAGGTCGAGAATTTGAACCAAAATCCGGTGTAATCGTCGTCGAGCTGGAGGAAGTAATCAAGGCCGAGTTTTTTTGCTATGGCAAAGCTGGCATTTCTGGCATAAAAGATCGTCCTCCGATCATCGAAATTATCAGCCTCGTCGAATTTCTCAGCGATCTTTTTCTTATTGAACATGATCACGTGATCACCGAAGAGCTTGCGGTATTCGGGAGCTGAATCATCCTCATTGTCAATAATGAAATAAATCTCTCCTGTGTACCCCTGATTTCTCAGGGAGGCCAGAGTCACCTGCTTGTGGGGTCGTCCATGAGTGAGGATGAAAACAGCAAACCTATTCGTCTCCATACTCCTCCCTCACGATATCGATAATCTCTTTGGTCATTTCTACGAACCCGAGCTCGATGGCCTTATCGAAATCGATAATCACCAGAGCCGAGTTTTCCATGAGGAGCTGAGTCTTTTTCTCTGAGAGGGAATAATAGTCGGCCACCTTCCTGAAATTGATTACGGCATGACGATAGGCCGCGACCCTCAGGAATTCCTTTTCCTCCTCTGGAAGATCCGCTCCGTCGATCTCTTTGATTAATTTCTTGGTCTTGGTGAGATCGAATAACTCAGAGATTTCCGGCTTGACCTCGGCCGGCTGATAGATCGGTGTCTCGATCTTGCGTGTATAATTCTCGTTACCTTGCCCTGGGTTTTCTGAATTGAGGAGCTCAGTCAGGGCTCCAAAATCACGACCGAAGCTCTCGAGCATCCCCTTATTGAACCCCCAATCCCTGAGCTCCTGAGGGTTCCAAGAGCTGAGGATATCCCAATTCCATTGACCTTGAGCTGTTCCGTTCAGATAGATTGTGAGCTGTCTGCGCTCTTCATCGGTGAGGAGCCGTGAGGACTGACGAGCCTCGACCTGATATTTGGGACCGTATTTGGTCAGGAGTGCGCTCAGCCTTTGGTGGCCATTATATACGTCGAGGTCAGGGGAAACAGCGAATAAATCCACTTGATTGAATTTGTCGAATGAGTCGAGGGTTCTCTGAGCCTCCTCTTTAGTGCTGAGTCTTGGATTCTCAGCCCACGGCTTGAGCTCCTCCAGTTTCACCTTTATGTTTTTCCAGACTATATCCGAAGCCATAATCCTCCTCCATCTGTAAAAAAAGGCCGCCGTTGCCAGCGGCCTTCCCTTTTCCGGTCAATTTTTCCGATCAGCCTGAGGGCAGATTATTCTCGACACTTGGCTTGACGAAAAATTTTTTCAAGAAATCATGGAGATAATTCGAGCCTTTTCCAATGGCGATACCGGTGATAATCAGACCGATGATCGTGATTCGGATAGGTTCACCGAGCCACGACTCCACGCCGAGGTAAGAAAAGAGCATAAAGATCACATCGAATTTATAGACAAATGCGCCCAGGATTCCGACCGCGATCGCGGCATAGGCCAAAACCCATTTATACGGTGTGATCTTAGGGATTTTATCGAATAGCATCCCCAAAGCGAATTCGACCAGCGTTTCAACCAAAAAGGCGAATGCGGTCATGACCAGAAAAACAAGCACGACGTTACCGAGCATTTGGATACCTCCTGAAAAAAAATAGGTGTCAGTCGACACCTATATAATACACCACCTTTTTGACCTGACAATCATCCTTTTTGGGTCAGGGAGCGGATCTTCGCCCAGGCTCAGGGAGGAGGATTTTATCGGTATCAATGAATCCGAGAGCGACCGCCTTCGTGATAAGCTCTGCGGTACTTCCTGAGCTGAAAATCTCTCTCAGCTTTTTCCTATCTCTCTTCGCCGATTCATGGCTCAGCTTGAGGGAACAAGCGATCTGATCGTCGGTTTTCCCCTCAGCGATAAGCTGTAAAGATTCTTGGAGCCGAGCATCGAGCTTTATATGGCTGTACCATGGATATTTTTTTCTCATTCATTCGCTCCCTTTTCTTGAGCTGAATCCCTCAGCCGATCAGCTTGGCCTTGACCACGAACCTGAGATCGTTTTCCATGCACGTCTGGAAAACGATCTCATGAGGCTGATAATAAACCTGACCCATGATCGTTGAGGAGGGGGTCGAGCCTATCAAGTACACCTCATAATTTGCGGTGGCTCCATTCGAATAAATCAGCGTGATCTTTTCCCCTACATACATCGAGCGAATATGATCTCCGGCCAAATAGGAATGACCGATAAAACCAATCGAGGGGAATCCTGTAATCAGTCCGAGGGTGTCATCGATCTCAGGAGGCTGATTGTCGACCGCCAGAATGACGATCAGGGTATTATCGTCAAAGATCACCCCTGAGATCGGGGAGGCCTTGAGCTTCGCCTCAGCTCGAGCCGGAATCGTGATCGTTAGCAGTAGAATCAAGGTGATTAATAATGAGAATAGATTTTTCATTTTTCCTCTCTTTTTATAGGGGGTCGATTGAATACACCAATCTGAAAAACAGTCGTTCCCCTCAGAATAAGGACAAAGGGAACACCGCTCATGTGAGCTCACTTTTTCTCAGCTCCCTCCCCGAAGGGGTCAGATCCGTCGAGCCCGATTCTTTTATCAGGGTCGGAATAATTACAATCGGTTCCGAGCTTTTCCTTGAGGTTTTCAATGGTGAGTTTTGGGAGCCTATAATTATTGGCCTCCACCAGCTCGATTGAGACTCTATTCTCGGGACTGTTCAGACTCATGTCGAGCCTGATATTCGAAACGACCATATTCATGACCCGACTCATGATTTCGACCTTGATCGTTTTTCCAAGCAATACCTTGAATAAAAGGAACAGAATTGTTTTCATTTTTCCTCGCTTATGATTATCCAAGCTCCCGGATTCTTTTTATCGACGACCTTTTTGAGGTGGAGCTCGATCACCTCAGAGTCGTCCCCGAAGGCGATATTTTTCAGTCCATCGAGTATATTTTTGGAGAGATTGTCGAGATCGACCCTCCCCTTTGTTTTCATATAGAAAACTATACGCACAGCTACATGACCGACGAGGGGAGTTCTTATCAGCTCTTTCGCCTTCCAGCCCACATCCGAAGCCCAATTTGTCACCCGATCAGGCTGATAATTGACTTTATAGGCTCTTCCGGTTTTGGTGATTCCCTCTTTTCTTTTGTAGGATTGCTTTGCTACCGGCTGGCCTTCCACAAAAAAACGATATACCTCAGAGAATTCAGTCTCCATCTTTTTCCTCCTGCCACCAAAAACTTTTCTGCTGAGGTTGAGGAGGTTTTCCCCTATACTTATCGAGGAGGCCTTCCTTTTCGCAATATTGATAATCACGCATCATCCAAAACTCAGGGGAGGAGCCGAGAAAAGAGCTGAGGAGGTTTGCCATCCCGAGCGTAATTCTCAGGTTCCCATCGATAAGATCACGGATCTGTCTCAATCCGAGATGGAGAGCATGACCGAGCTCAGCTTGAGAAATCCCTCTCTCTTGGAGGATATCGAAAATCGTATCGCCCGGAGGGCTCGACCAATTAGGATTGAAGGGAGCTTGTAAATCAGTCATTGAAATCCTCCTCAATTCGGATGGACTGGAATATCACTCGTGACCTGAATCCGAGTCCATTTCGACTCTTCCCCAGTGATCACGAGTTCGCTCGAACAGATCTTCGTTTGAGAGTCTTGACTGATTATTTTTTTCTCAGCCTCGACAGTCTTGACCTCAATCCTGAAATACCCTCGTCCCTGTAAAATTCTTATATCCGTGATGATTTTCATTTTTTCACCTCCTCAGCCTCACCCTTGAAATCGTACTGCCAATGAATTCCCTCGCCATCCAGATAATTTATTGAGCAGCTCCCCGAAATAATCCTCTTATTATTTTTTTCAATAAAGGAAGTTCGGGCAAAGACTGAGGTAAAAACTTTGTGGTGATTTTTTCCTTTTTGATCTTTATACTTGAGGTGAAAATCAAAACCTCTTGTTGGCTCAGATTGATTGGTCATTTTTCCTCTCTTCTATTTATAGTCATTGAACGAGACAGATCGATAAATCCATCGATTACACCATCGAGCAAGAGCCTTGAGTTTTTTCTCAGTCCAATCGAATTTTATGTCCGGTTTTTTTGTGAGGGATTTCAGGCCGATGAACGGCATGACAAAGGGCTCACACCCCCACTCAATTACTCTCATGACTCGCCTATAACAGGCCTCGAATGGCTCGTTCCCAATCAGGACATAAACTCTCTTGAGAGCTGATCGTTCTTTGGTCAGGATTCCAGCCATTCTCTGACAGGCCTCCTCCTCTGCTTGAGTCGATTCGTCAAACGCGAACCTCCAAAATCCTTTATTGATCTTTTTCCACCTGAGATAAGTCTCTTCGGTGAAAGTCCGGGGTTCAAAACCACTCGTAATATCTGAGATAAAAACTCCTGCGGACTGATATTTCTCGATAATGAAATCCTGATATTCGGCAGGAAGAGCTGAGAGGTTATTGTCAATCAAAACCGGACGAGGTTCGAATTCAGGGAAAAAGGAAAATTCTCGACCCTCAGCCCTCCAAACATTACAGAAATAACAGCCGACCGGACATCCCTCACTCGCCTTTGTAGCTCGAGAATTATGGTGAGGAAGAGCCTCAATTTTTCCTCCGGCCTCAGCGACTCCCTCGAAATAGTCAGGATAATAATAGAGTGCGGGACCACCAACCCTCACGCTCAGATTATTCTCACGATACCAGATCGATCTCTGCCAGGCCTCGGGTAATTTCCAAGAAAAGGCGACCGATATAAAGGCTGAGCCTCCCTCGACCCATTCAGCCAGTCCGTTTGACCAACTCACTTGATCTCGTCTGCCATTCCAAGACATAACAATGACTCCTGAAAAACCTCGACAGGTTTTATAAATCTGCCTTTGGTATCGATTGATTTTATAGTTTTCACCCCTGAACAATGAGGCTCGAAAATCACGAGGATGGACGCATGATTCGACCTTGACCTTATCCCCCCTTTGGAAAACCAGAGCCTATTTTTCACGAACCAAAGCTCTGAGGCTCTCATGACGTAATCATGCCACCAGATCGTTTCACTTGAGCGAGAGGCCAAAAGAGCCACGACCAAAACTCCTCGCTGTGCTTCGTTGTAGGCCTTTTCTACCCACTGAGGGACGTTATTATAAGGGGGGTTCATCCAGCAGGCTCCTGACCATTTTTGTGAGAGCCCATCGATATCAGGACTATAAAATTTTGGGTGTTTGGCGTTCTCAGGAAGAGCGCAGACATCACAGGTGAATTGAAAAATCTCATTCAGAGGATTGAAAAAATCCCAGGGTGTCGCCCACTCGTTGAACATCAGCTCTCTCCTGTCCTGTCTCGAGGCTCGTCCTGATAGGGAAGAGCTCCCTGTTTTACATTCACTCCCTTGAGAGCTGAAGTACACCCACCACAGAGTTTTGAGCCTTTTTTCGCAAGCTCTTTTGTGATTATCCAACCGCAATTCGAGCAGATCCGGCCTTCCTCTCTGGCCTTCCTGAATATCTCAGCTCTTTTCCCCATGATCGGCCTCCTGAGCTCTTTTCTCGAGCCAATTCAGACAGATCGCTGAAATCTGAGCGAGCTCCCAATCAGGTGAATGGTCATGATGGCCTACGAGGGAAGAGGCCAGCTCCCCGACTTCCTCCATGAGTCGAGCTGTCCAGTACAAATCATCCTTTTCCCTCCACGTTTTGAGGTGCTTTTTTTTCAGCTCGAGGACTTCCTGAATCTGTCTCGACAAGTCGCCTTCATCGATTTTCACTCCCTTGAGCTGACATCTCATTTTATTGGCGATATCGAATAGGGGAACGAACCGAGCGATTATAGGCCACCACGGGCCGGACTGGATATTTCGAGGCCTGAGCTCCTCAGCGTATTCCTGACAGTCCTTGAATAATCTCTCGATATCGGCATCAGTCTCGATTTTCATTTTTTCACCTCCTCAGGGAATTCGAGCCATTGTCGACCATCGAGCTCAGGATTATGGACGAGCTGGCCATCGACGGTGATCTGTTTCAGGAGGAAGGGAATTGAGGCCTCCTGACATTGATCTCTCAGGCTCCTGACCCATTCAATCTTGGTCGGACGGATGCGGTTATTATTTCCACTCTCACAACCGCAGACGACCCAATCGATAAAATGGGTAAGTCCTGAGAGAGTCAGGCCATCGATTCCAAAACCTTTATATGAGTATGCTGTTTTCACGAGATCGAGCTCAGAGAGCATCGGCTCGACAGAGATAAAATTTTTCCCGAGCCAATTATCAATGAGGCGGTGAATCCTTGAATCATTATCCTGATTCTCGACCGTGACCCCGAGCCTGATAAAAGAGGGAGGCTCCTCGAGCCAATCCTCAGGGAGCATATCAAGGATATTCTCAGGCCTCTTGGTCAGAATAAGCCATTCAAGGCCTCCGATCTCTCCGGTTTTCCTTATAAGATCGATTAGATTCTTTCGCCAAATCTCAGGGATATTCTTATCGAAAAAGTCACCGAGGCTCAGACAAAAAACCTTTTTTACGATTCCCCTCATGACTGCCTTTTTCGCCCACTTGAGAGGATCGCTCCAATACCCCGGGGTCGTCCTGCGGTAATCCCTCCCCCAGGCCTTGACCCATTTGTGAAAATAGGCGAGCTGTTCAGCATAGCAATTCAGGCAAGCCGCCGAGACTTTTTCACAACCAATCCACGCATTGAAGGTATAACCGGCCTCGATGGTTCCGTCCTCGAGCCTCGTTCCTGTCCAGATGATTTTTGTATTTTCAGCCATTGATTACCTCCTGAGGCTGAGCCTCGATAATCCTGAGCATTGAGATAATTCTCAAGTCTCTTTTTTTACGAACCAAAATCAGAACATCAGGGGGGTTATAGGTTCGGACAGCGAAGGGAATTCCTAAGAGTTTTCCGTCTGAATTCCCATCAGGGATTGAGTAAGGGAGCCATTTTTTCGCTGTCTCAGTATTCAGGCCACAAGCGATTATTTTATCCTCCTGAATAATTTTCTCGACTTTGATCTTATTCCCCGAGGGGTCGAATCCTATGACGAGATCGCCCTCCTCCATCTTTTCCTTTGTCTCTCGATAGGCCTCAGCCGCTCTCCTGACCCAATGCGCCTTGACCTTTTCCTCGTCGACCGCCGACCCCTGACAGCTCTCAGTCTGAAAATTGAAGTCATGCGTAAAGCTCCCCCTCATGGACCCGAAGGGGGAATCCTCGGCTCTGAATTGTGAAAATAATGTGGCGCTTTTCAGGAGCTCCTCCATATCCTTAGCGATCTTTTTCCTGAGCTCTTCGCTATCGTAAAAGTCAGAGAAATCCATTATCGAGCCTCCTGATAATGGTACAGCTCAGCCTCATAATCTCCGAAGGTGAATTCGTAATCCTCGAATAAAATCCTCCAAACCCATGGATTCTGCCAAGCGAGGTATTTTTTACCATTGAGAGAATCCCACAGGTCTGTGAATTTGGAAAATAATTTTTTGGGGTCACCGTCAGGGTCGCGCTCAATTCCCTCCTCCAAGATATCCCCTTCATCGATATCGTTCAGCCTCATGGCCTGAATATTGAGGATATCTGGATAATTCCTGATCGCCCAAAATGGCATAAAGAGAGAGGGGTTTTTCTTACCCCACGACCCCCAAGTCGGGGATCCGTCCGCACAATACCAGACCGGAACCGGATTCTTTGGAATTCCTGAGATATGGGAGGGGAGCAAAAAAGACTCTTTGAAAATCAGCCCATCTCGGCCTGACCGTAAGGGCATTTTATATCGATGGTTTTCCCGAGTTTTTTATTCACAAAGAGATATCTCTTTTCCTTATACTCGTTGAACGCCCACGCCAGAAATTCCCAATCATCCGGGTTTTCGTTGACCTCCTCGAGGCCTCTCAGTCTGCGGGTCTGGCATTTTCGATTCTCTCGATATGCCCGAATCATGACCTCACTCATGAGGAGGGGGGTGATCTTTTTATTTCGGATTTCTTTATTCATTTTTTACCTCCAAAATCTGAATAAGCTGTCTGCCTATCCACTCAGTATAGAGAGGGGGAATCGCCTGAGTGATCTCTGCCCTGTTCATCCAATCTATTCCCATCTCTTTTCGTGCCCGGGTAATTCCTGAAAAATGACCGACTGGCATTATCAAGTCGCTCTCTCTTGGTTTCCTCCCCATCCTGTAACCTGATCGTCCCTCTTTCGGGATAAGGAAAAAGGGGAGCTCGAAATTCAGCTCGAAATAACGGGTTCGTCTGATTCTCAGCCCGAAAAAGGCTCCATTCAGAACGATTGGATTAATCAGGGGAGCTCCGGCCAAATTTTCGATTATGTAAGGTTTTCCTGAGGCCTTGAGGACTTCCCTCGTCGGCTCGATAAGGTCAGGGTATTCTCGGCCTTGTTTCCTCCATTGACTTGCGGCCTGAGTGTATTTCTGACAGGGAGGGGAGGCATGAATCGCGTCGAATTCAGATCCGTGATCAGCGATAAACTCAATAGCATCGGCCTGAATAAAGGAATAAGGATAATGAGGCTGAGGCTCGATATCGACCCCTATGACCTCGAATCCTGCGTCTTTGTAGCCTTTACTGGCTCCACCTGCTTTACAGAATGTATCGAGTAGAATCATTATTCGTCGTCCTCTTCATCGTTTGAGTCTGAATCATCCTCGAAATCCTCAGCGAAGAGGTATAGTTTTTTCTTGACCTCTTCCTCTTTTTGTACCTGTTCATCCCAAAGATCGACATCCCTGACCGCGAAAACCTCACTCTCAATCAGATTTGCCAGCTCCCTGGGCTCGACTGCGTCAAGCTCCCAGCTCTTATCCCCAAAGCTCCTACGATAGGAGTCGAATCGGCTGTCTGACTCTTTGGCCGGATTCTCGGGAGGTTTCCAGAGATCGACTTGGTCACGATTCAGGGCGAGTCTCTTGACCTCAATCTCAGCCTGTTCGGTGAATAATCCCATCCGGTCGATAATGTCTCTGGTCATATCGATTCCAGAGGGGTCATGATCGCCGAGGTATAAAATCATGACCTGTTTATCGTCTTGAATCGCCTGAGTGAGTCTTTTGGAAATCTCATAGAAAAGTGAGGAGCTGGCATATCCACGATTGGCCGTAAATCTGACTTGTAGCCTACGACAAACCGGAGTGAGGATTCCTGAGACTGCGTCCTTTTCAGCCATTACCTCGATATGGTAAGGCTGAGGAGCCCACTTATCGAATCTGAATTGTTGAGCGCAGGCCTTCACGATATCAGCTCCAGAATCCCAATAAGCAGGGAAAACTGTCTCTCGAGCTCTATCCTCGATAAAATCCCAATCGAGCTCACCCGAGAGCCGGCCGTTATTCACAAGATCACCGAACCTCTTATAATTCCTGATATTATTTTTCGTCTTGGTTTGGGGATCCGTCCAGGCATCAGGGAAGAGATCGCGGGCGATCATCTGATAATAGAGCTGTCTCAAGGTGAGGGTATATCCTTGCCTCGCATATTCGACCATAATCTTATCGGTTATATCGAGGAGCCTCAGAGAGTCCTCAGAAAACCGATGTTCAACAAATGAAATTTTACTCATGAAAACCTCCTCTTTTCAATGTTTCATGAATTCGCCGAAATCCCCCTCACTATTTCTCAGGGGATTATCTCGCCGAGATCGACGACTCATTATTACCTCGACAGGTTTTTTGATCGACCACGGCCCAGTGATTAGATAATTTTTCTCAGTCAATTCCTTACAGGCCAGATTGATAATTTCTCTGTTTGCTCCGGCCTTCATTATTTCAGAGAGCGAGAGAATCCATTTTCCGAGCTCTTCCTGACTTTTTGGTCGTTTGATCTTAGAGCAGTTTTCAAAGAATAAAATCAGCTCTTCGGTGACTGGCTCGATGTTGCCGCCGACCTCTTCCTCTTTACTCTCTCTCTCTCTCTTACTCTTACTCTTACTCTTACTCTTACTCTCAATCACGATTCGTGACGAGTCTGTGATTTCTTCGTTTTGCGATTCGTCACTTTCCGACTCAGGAGCCTGAGCTTTTCGTTTCCGATATTCACGACTCCGCTCGGCTGAGTCGACAGCCTTTTGTCGATCTTTGAATTTTCGGATAATGAGAATCTCACCATCACGAATGAGGAAGGGTTTGTCCTTTTTATCGCGTGGGTTTGTCTTAGTCAGGAGCTCCTCGATCACAGGCTCCCACCAGTTTTGATCACGGCGGGAATAAAAACAGATATCCTCAATCGATGGGAGCTCTCCGGTTGCTTGAGGTCCGACTTGTACCTTTTTAGCAATGACCATCAGCTCGAAACAACCGATCTTAGAATTATCTGACCACCTGAAATATTTGGGGTCGTCGAGGATTTCGACATAAACCTTGAACCAATAACCTGCCATCATCCCCTCCTATATCCTGAGAGGTTTTTGGACGAGGAGCCGATTTGAGATCGAATCGATGGCGATTTCATGCCTCACTCGTTCCTCGGCCAGCTCGAGGCCTCTCAGCCTCAGGCCTAAGGTGAAATGTCTTTTCCGTAAATCCCTGAGCCCTGATTCAAGAATCAGGGGATCGGTCGCCCAGGTATATCCGTATTCGTGAGAGCTTGCGATTATAGGCCGATTCAGATAGGTGACGAGCTCAGCGACCCGATCTCTGATATTTCTCTCGCGGGTCGAATTGAGCCAAGTCGGGGTATTGTATGAGATTCCCTTGACCCTGACCGTTTTCATCCCGAGGCTCTGACCTCCCCATAATTCATAGGCGAGCTGTTCTTTTGTGAAATATTGATTCGGGAATTGTGAGAGGAGCTCGTCGATCTTGAGAATAAGATTCGCCGGGCACTCTTTTTCGATCTCAGCATAAATCTCGTCAGGAGGCCTCAGGCTCCTGATCGTTTTCCCTTCATTGTCAGGGTCAGGCTCTTCCCTGAACGCCCTGACCGTGATATCGTAACCATCAGTCCTGAATTTCGTATCTTTTTTTGGCATAATGAAAACCCTTTGCCCTCCAATATCGCGGGAGGGCATCGCGTCGATCTTGATTATGCTGGTACTGGCTCGCCTTCCTTTTTCGCCTTTTTATTCCTGCGGACGAATGGCTCGTCTCGCCCAGGCTCGTCAGGAGCCTCGCCGTTCTGAGGCTCCTCATTCTCTTGAGGCTGAGTCTCAGAGGAGCCCTCAGCGACCGGCTCAGCGAGAGGGGGATCTGTCACCGCGGACGGATCTTCGGCGGTTTGGTCGAGGAGCTGATCGGCTGAGCCATCGGGGGTCAAGTCCTCCTGCCCTGCAGAATCGATATCCTCCTTGTCGACTCCCTCAGCTCTTTCGTCCATCATCTTGAGGAGGGGAGGGGTCGAGCAGGAACAGCTCAGATTGAATCCGAGTCTCACTTCGGCCTCGGTGGCCTGCTCGATATCGAATCCGGCTTTGGTGAATTGCTCGAGGAGTTTTCCCTTGACCGCCTTGTCGATATTGACAGGGAAGGCGGCTACGATGTGACCACAGCTCTTTTTTGCTTCATAACATTGACTCATTTTTTCCTCCAAATACTTATCCCAGAATGGGGATATTCACAAAAGTAAAGGAACCTTGAACAGGGAGGCCTTTCGCTCGGCCATTCGAGCGAAGAGCCTGTCGTACACTCCACCGGGGAGGGTATTGATAAGGATTCTCTCGAGGAGCTCAGCCTGTTGGTTCGCCTGAGATTCCCAATCAATCAGGGAATTTTTATCAGTCGCCTCAGGGATTTCTACATCGATGGTGATCACGGCCGAATCGATTTCTTGATCTCCGGTTTTCTGAGCCTTATAAATCGTATATTGGTTCATGGTCATGAGGAGCTCCTGTCATGAGATCGAAAACGATGCTCAAAATCGGCAGGGAATGAGGACATAAACCGCGAGGCCATGAGATAGAAGAGGTAATCGTAAAGGCTCGATGGAATTGAGTCGTATAAAATCTCTTCCAATTCAATAGCTTGCTTTTTCACTTCCTCTTGGTTCGGTTTATCAGGGAGTGGGGTATCGATTGAGATTATTACGGGTTTCTTTTTCCCCGATAAAAAAGCTGAATAGAGAGAGGTTTTTTTATTGGCCATTGAGGAGCTCCTATTCAGTCCGATATGGATTCTCGGTAAGGAATGAGATCACCTTGATGGAGCAATCCTGAGAGACTTGATTAAAAATAGCGCACTCCTCGAGGCAACAGGTCAGATGGAGCCCTGTCTCATGATTGAATCCAAAAGGACAAATCTTGAGGTGTTTCAATGGCTGAGGCTCCTGAGTCTTTTTGAGCTGATTTTCTGCGTCCTTTTCAGCCTGCGAGCGATTATCACCAAGAGCCTGAGCCTGAGCGAGGGCGAGACTCAAGTCCTCGAAATCCTGAGCTTGTACCCACCTGAGCCCGACCTCTCCCTCATAGGCCTTGTATTGGTAAGTTTTCCAATATTTTGCCTGATTATCCCCGAAGAAATAATCTGAGAATTTGGCTCCCTCAATCTCGGTCCCGAATCCCCGATCATCGATTTTGACTCTGCGTTTGATCACGGCGAACCCGGGCAGAGAAATAATGATATGGCCGTCGTCATAGGTGGCGAAGTTCTTGAGAGGGTCAGGAACGAGAGAGAGGGCGTGAGCCAATCTATCAGCTACATACTTTTCAGCTCTGGCCTCAGCCTCTTCCTCTTTGATCTTTTTCTTATTCATGAGGTCGTTATAGGCTTGGTTGGCCGAGCTGAGAAATTCCTGAGCGGCTGAGCCCGAGGGAGGTCATGACTTACCTCCCTCGGGCTCAGCCGGAGCCTGGGCGAGATAGGAGCTGAGGTCTGAGGCGATTGTGATCGTGGGAACATCGATCTTTTTAACCCCTGGAATAACCTGAGCCTCAGCCAGAGCCTCGAATGATTTTTTGTCGAGGACTGTTTTGAGAGCGGCCTTCGCGTTAGTTTCACACCACGCGATAGCGTCAGCCTCCAGATAATCGAAAAAGTGATTAATTCTCAGGGCGAGGCCTGAGATCAGCGAGCTCCTGAATTCGACGACTGCCTTTTCCTTTTCCTCGCCTTCCAGAGCCGAGGTCTTTTCTGAGAATTGAACCTTACCCTCGTTTTTGATCTTTTCCTCGAGAGCGAGCTGAGAGGCTGAGAGCTCTACACTTTTCGATTGAGCCCTGAGAATCTCTTGATAATCTGGAAGATCGCGGAGCTTGAGAGTGAGGGTTTCCAGTAGAGCCTTATTTTTTTTCACCTGCTCACGAACCTGAGCCAATTCCTTGAGATCGTCTTTTGTAGCCATTGAATCCTCCTATGAACGAAAGGGACAAATTCCCCTTGAGATTGATTTCATGTGCCAGCAGGAATAATCCTCAGACACAGCCACGTCGCCATTAGGCGACTTTTCCTTCGGGAAGTTGTAATAATTGTGCCTACAACCTTGACAGGTCGAATTTCGATATTTGTCTCGTTTTTGGAGCCTTTTCTTTTTCTCTTGTTCAGTCTCTTCCATTGAATCCTCCTGATTATTTTTTCCGATTGGCCTTGCGTGATCTTTCGGCCATTTTTCTTTTTTTCTTGGTTTTGGGCTCCTCGCGTTTTCGAGGAGGAGCCTCTCCGATAATCCTGACCGGATGCTCCAGAGCTCTCATGATTTCAGAGAGCCTCAAGTCTCGGCCTTCCCTCTTAGCTCTGATCGCCTGAGCCAATTTCTCGGCCTCGGTCAAGCTGTCAGGAGTGAGATCGAGATTATCACTCATTGATTTTTTGGATTTTTTGGTCGCCATCTACTCACCTCCTGAGATTGGCTGATTATTTTTTTGGTCGACAGTCTGGATAATATCGAGAGCCAGAGCCTTTAGCTCAGGGTCTTTTTGGAAAATATCAGGCTTGCCGATCATTGAGAAATATATCTCCAAAAACTTGATTGGAGTAAAGGCCGTAATCTCCCCGACCGTCATTCCGGTGATTCTCAGCCTCTCCTCGAGTTTGGCCTTTTTTACGATCTTGAATTCGAAGGCTGAGCCAAAAGCAGAGATCAGCCTCTTATCGTCGAAATTCTCGTCCATCTCTTTTGGAAAATTGATGATAATTTTCAAGATCGAATCCTTTACATTCCATTGACACTTGACTCCCTCGATAATTGAATCCGTTTCCCTTCCTATTCCACAGGGAACAATTTCGGCTCCATTGAGGAAAACCTTGCCTTTTTGGGTGAAATCGAAATCGGCCTCGATAAAAGGCCTCACCTCGAGAGCTCGATGTTCGTAGCTTGTTTTTCCTTTTTGAACCTCGGCCACGATAAAACCCTTTTGATCGTTGAGCTCCCCGAAATCGATTCTCTCGATAGATCCGGGGTATATCACTGGTGGGAAGTGGCCTTCGTTGAGGTCTTGGAATTTGTGAATGTGGCCGAGGGCGGTATAATCGAGCCTCGAATCCTTGACGAGCCACCCGGGCAAAACCATATCCTTGCCGAGCATGACTTTTCTCTCGGTCGAGAAAACGGCTCCCAAAACCGAGCAGTGAGCCAAGAGAATTGAGGGGAGCTGAGGGTCAAGCTCGTCAAGCCAATGCTCGAGGATATTCGAGACTCTGTCCTCGATCTCTTCCCCGACTCTTCCCTTGTCGATCTTATCGCCTGAGGTCATGAGGAAAAGAGAGCTGTTTATCCATGGAACCGTGAGAATCTGAATCGGGAGGTTCCAGAGATCAGCAGGCCTCAGGAATTCGGGCTTGGTCGACACCCTCACGTAGGGAACCGAGAGGGTGTCGAATTCAAAGAGAGTATTCGCTCTTCCACTCGCCGGACTTACATCATGATTTCCGGTAATCATGAGGGTCGGAATCTTGGCCTCAGATAAGCGAAAAATCCTTTTCAGCCATTCTCTCTGATAGGTTGGAGTTGGCATCCGGTCTTTATAGGTGTCTCCGGCGAAAAGGACGAGATCGACTTTTTCCTTGATTGCCGTATCGACGATAGTATCAATCGATTTCAGAAAATCGAGGACTCTGAGAGGGAGGCCTGAGGGGTCGATTTTCCCCCCTGTTACTGAGTCGATGTGAGCATCAGCGAAGTGGAGTATTTTCATGATTCACCGCCTTTTATTTGTTTTCGATCTCTAGATCGAGAGAGGGCTGGCCTGTTGATTTCAGCCGATCAGCCTCAGGAACCGCCAAAAGAATCCTGATTTTCTCGAGCTTATCCTGACATTGGCCTTGTTCAATCCCTGAGAGCTCACCCCTTAGCTTTTGCTCGAGGCCGATCACATGACCCTTGAGCTCTTTATTCGTCATGTTCCCGTATTTGGCTCCGGTGTGATCTGTTGAATTGAAGGCCTCCTCGTATGTGAAGAGGGGAGCAGGAGCTTGAGGTTCGGGCTCTTGGCTCTGCTGAGCCTGGGCGAATAAGTCCTGGCCGTCATCCGAGAATTGCGGACCATCCTCAGGAGCCTGAGATTCTCTTCCGAGTCCGAGCTCAGACATTGAATCCTGAACGGACGGACTCTTGATCTCGCTGATCTTGATTCCGTTGAGCATATCAGTCTCGGCCTCAGCGTAATCGGAGTCATGCTGATTCATGAGATTGAGGTCTTGGGGGTCGAGGTATCCGTTTTTCAGGATTCCGAGCCTGACGACTGTTTTCCTGAACATCGCCTGAGGATCGGTATGCCAGAGGGAAGCATTATTGATTGAGCCGTCCTTGTTATAGTAATTTTTCGAGAATTTCTGGCCGTGTTTATCACACTCCTGAGTCGTCATGAAAAATGTCGACTGAAAACCATTCAGGAGCTTGATATAGAGGAGGTAAGCGACCGGATCTTCGCTGAGTCTCTTGTTCCTCTCGGCGACTGCGTTCACTTCCCCGACCTTGAGCCAAGTCGCTCCTGTCATGCGGTTCCAGACTAGCTCGTCGTCAGCGTAGATATAAGTCAGGTTCAATCTCTCGTAATGGCCTGACCTGATGGCCATGTGTTGAAGGCCTTTATAACCCACGATCAGAGAGCACCGATACCCCTTGATATTCTTATCCCAAAAGGGGACGAGGTAAGCGTGAGAGACCGCAGGGTCAACGGACAGCCGCATCGTCGCGGCTCGGATTCCACAAGAGATAATCGAGACAGGCTCACATTTTTGGAGGGATTCACTCAGCCCGACCGCAGTCAAAACGCTCGAGATATATCCTCCTGCCTGTTGGTTCCCTACGACCTCAGAGAATCTCTGGAAAATCTCGTCCGAGCGCATGAGTTTTTTCAACGTCTTGGGCTCGGCCTTGAGAATCTCCATATTGGGTGGTTCCTGTGGTGCTGTTTGAATCTGATTGTTTTGGTTCGTCATTCTGTTCCTCCTGAGATAAAAAATTTTCATCCCGAGGTTTTTCCTCAGGTTGAATACTATTTGGGTCGTGATCGAAGCTCTCTCCGCACCCCTGACAGAGAAAAACATCCTCGGGGTCATGACCTATAAAATCACCATCCTCGGAGTCTCGAAATTGGGCTCCGGGGAATCGGCCTATAAAACTTACTTTTTCGGGTGGGTGTTCACACTTATTATTATTCACGATGCCTCAGCATTTTCAATATGCTATACGAAATCAGGCCGAGGAATCAGGAGGAGGGAAAACTGGCTCCTATAATCGGCCGCGATCTTGTTTGTCAGGAATTCGATTCTCATGGCAACCCTGAAAAATCGATCTCGCTCCTCGGCTGAGATTTTTCCCTGATAGAAGTCCGAGAGAGCCTGATTATAATTTTTCCATGCCTGAATACAGAGCCTCGATATTTTTACGAGCTCCTCAGGAGGCTGAGAGCCAATGAGTAATTGGATGGGAGCCTCCTGAGATCGATCACTTTTTATCTGATTTTCGAATAGCATCCTCTTCCTCCTATGCATAGATATCCCAAACGTGCTGATGGGTGAATCTCTCAGATCCGTCCGATTCAGTCCTCACCCATCCCACAGACTTGAGACTCTCTTCCTGAGCCTGAGCCTGAGCTGTGGTCATTTTGTCACGATACATCATGAGGGAAAAACTGAGGGTCGCCGAAACTTCCCAAGAGTCCTGACCTGTTTTTGTGAAAACTGCAACAGACTCGGAGGCCTTTGGGTTGGTGAGATAATACTCCTCCTCTTTATTCGAGGAGCAAAGAGAATCGACTCTCTCACGATCAGCCTGATTCTCGAGCTTTTTGAGATAGTCGTCGATTGGCTCCTCTCGAGGCGCTTGAGGAGCTCCAAAGAGGTGCTCGTCGATTATTGATTTTCTATATTGAGAGAGAATCTCTTTATTCAGCTCGAGCCTCTGGTCGGGTGTATAGTGAATGACTTTTCTCAGGAGCGAATTAGAAATCCTCGCGGTTCCATTCACGACTATGACCTCATGATCGGAACCGTCCGAATGATGATAAGTGAATCTGTTCACCTTGAGCCCTGGTTCCTGAGGCCTTTCGGCCTCAGGAGCTTTGGATTCGGTCGAATTCTTAGGGAGGGTCGGCTCGACCGGAAGCCGGTGCGGTGGTCTGTGAATGTGATTCTCTACGGCGAGTACAATAGTCTCGCCTTTGTTAAGAACGAGTGGTCCCTGAATCAGGGTTTTCTTGCCGATCTTTTCCATGATTCCGACCTTGAGATCGACCGGGTGGCCTTGGATGATTTCAGTCAGGACACAAAACATCTGTTGATGTTCATTATAGATATCAGTCATGACCTTGCTCATTGGCTTCGGGGTTCCCTTTTCCTTGAGCTCCTGAGAATAGAGCTCTACGATTGAATAAAGGCGATCATCGATTCTCATTTGTGGGTATTTTCCTTTTTTCATTTCGTCCTCCATTACCAACCTCGATAAGTCAGGCCTGCGGCCTTAGGAGCGTAGAAGAGAGCCTCAGCCGCCTCTTTTTCGATCTTGTCACCCTGACGTGCGATTTCATCATCGCTCTGAGAGGTGAGGCCTCGATATGCCGCCCAATCCCCTGTACCTCCAATGACCGCGATCACTTTGAATCCGAGTCGGTCTCCGGCCTTGAGAGAGCCAGGAATCGCGGTCACGGGATTGAGGGTCGGGGTGATCTCTTCCTCCTCGTCGACCTGAGGAGCCTGGAATTCTGAGGGAACCAAAAGGGGATTATTTTCGACCTCTTCCCTGAGCTCGTCGAGAGGGTCAGGAGCCTGAATCGTCACGGTCTTGGAGGGGATTTTTCCTGTGGTCTTAGCCACGATCTTGTAGGGTTTGTCCCACTGCCCGACCGCAATGTGAAACCAATAATTCACGTTGAAATAATCTGATTGAGGGTCAGACTTATCCCAATTCTCAGCCTGTCCGATAATCGAGGCCTTATTCATGACCTCCCAACCCTGAGGGGTCAATCTCTCTCCATTATTCAGACAAGAGATTCCCTCTCCGGTTTTCCCTTCCCCGAATTGGTATTCGTTTAGCTGAGCGTGTTTGAGTTCGGGGTCGTTGAACATTTGGAAGGGAGCCTCCGATAAGCTGATTCTCAGCTCTCGACCTCCCGAGAAATGAGTGGTCGTGACTGAGAATTTACACTCAGGGAGCTCAGCCTTGAGCTGAGCCCTGACCCGATCTGCTATCTGTGATAATTCAGAATTTCTCTTTGCCATTTCATCCTCCTGTTAGAATTTGAAATAATCTGGAAGTTTTGAAAATTCGTGCATCCACCACTCCCTCATTGATTCCTCGGTCGCGGGGTATGCGTTATTCAATAGGTTTTCAAGCTCGAGCCTGATTCTCAGACTCATTTTTTTCTTGCCGCTCTGGACTTGCAAATAAAGATTATTGAGGACAAGATAGGCCTGGTCGTTTGCCGGTGTGAATGTGGGATTGAAAACTTTTGATTGGTCAGTCATTTTTTACTCCGATTTCGTTTTTCTTTTAGCATATCAGAATTGTAGACAAATTGGTATAAAAAACGCGTTAAATTTGAGTAAAATTTTGGATGGTTTTGTTTTAGGTAAAAAAGGTTCGTCAGGAAGGCCTACAATCGATTTATTTCTGAAAAAGGTATAAATACTCATGAGAATATATAAAATAGCAAAACGACCCCCTGTGGTGGCATAGCCAGGGGGTCGCTCGTTATTACTCAGGAAAATTCAGATTATGGTATTTTCAGCTCGACCGCATGGGTCAGAATGTTGAAAATCAGGAGGGCGATCAGGGCTCCGAAGGTTACAAGAATCCATTTTCCTATTTTCACAGCGATAGAGACTTCCACAGCCAACTTTTCTGAGCAGTCGATTCTCTGATGGGCGGCCTCGAGTCCTCTCTCGGGGTCATCGACTTTATTCTTGAGGTTCTGGTGGTCATTTTTCAGGACAGCAATGTCGACTTTCGCCTGATCGGCGAATCCCTCAAGTCTTTCAATCCTTACCGTTTGATTTGCCATTTTTCCCTCTTCCTTATGAAATTTTTTCGGCATATACATTCTTGACATCTCTCAGGCAGATATATCCCTCCTGAGAATCGACCTTACCCCATCCATCGATCACCTCGCTGATCACGATGGGATATTCGAAATAAAAGACACCGTAAACCTTGGATTTCGTATTGGGAGCCTTCCTCAGCCTCAGGCTCGAGGCTGTGATCTTATACCTCGCCACAAGAGGAGCAGGAGGCTGATTGGGGTCAACGACGACCACAGGAACCCCGAAGAGGTCAGAATAATCGTCCTCGGTTCCAATCCAGCCATTGAGGTCAAGATAGGAATACTGCGTCCCGAGATCGACACCGTCACCGATATTATCATCGTCGATATCCCCATCCCGGGCATACTGCCACATGAGGACTTTTCCATCCCATCCGTTTTTCCTGACCGAATAAAGAACGTCCTCGATTGATACATTCTCGTTGTACCAGGCGACCCAAAGATCGCGGTCGCGGAACCATGACCAAAACCAAGAGAGAAAACCAACCGAGCAATAGATTCCGTTCCTTTTTCCGTTCAGCTCGTCCATTCTCTCAAGGAAGGCTCGAGCGATAGCTTCGGCGTGTTCCCGAGTTTCGGGGTCTGTGAGAGGCCTCGAATAAGAGGCTCCACCATTTTCAACGTCGAGAAAAACTTTTCCCTCAGGGTCGTTTTTGAGGACGCTCCAACAAAGCTCAGCCTGTTTCCTCCCCCACGCTCTATCGGACATTGGAGAGTGAGGCTCGTAGGACATACACTTCCAATTAGAGTAATAATCCAAATACCAATAGGGGATTCTCTTGACCTTCCCCCTCGCATTTTTCCAGTTATTCAGAAATTGGGGGTCGATGGTTTTTCCATAGCCGACCCTTATCGCGGCGAAAGATCCGTCGATCTTTGACCAATCGATCACGCCATTGAAATGGCTCACGTCGGGTCCGCGAATCTTGAAACTTGAATAAAGAATTCCCATGATTATCCTCCTCGATTAGATTTCATACGTGGCTGTTACCCTGATATAAACAGTCTCGTTCCCTACCCAATTTTCGTCCTGAATCCCTTTGCTGATTTCAAAGTAAGTGGTATAGAGCTGATTTCGACTCTGATAATAAGAGCCTCCATACCAGATTGCACTCACCCCGAACCATGAAATACAGGCCTCCCCAGGGCAGGCGATAGGAATCGTGACTTGGATTTTCCCTGAGGAGCCCGTGAGGGTTTTATTATCAGCCTGAAAATTGATATGGCAGGTTCGGCCTATAAGGCAAAATCGAGCCTGAGTATATCCGGGCAAATCTGCAGCTCCTCCTGTCAACGTAGGAACCCACGGAAACCAGTGATCGAATCCGACAGGAGAGGCAGAGTGGCTGTAATAAATAGCCGAGAACGAGTGATTGGTAAGGGAATCCCCGACGACAGTCAGGACAGTATCAGCCACTCCGATGATATATCCCTGAAGAACGACCGAGTTCGCTGTGAGCTTGAATTTGTCCCCGATGGTATAAAGAGAGGCCGCTCCTGAGGGAACCGTGATCGTCGTAGCTGAGGCATAAACCCAAGTGTCCGAGACTGAAATCCATCCGCTCGCCGCGACTGCTGGCTCGATTCCTGCCTGTTTGATCGCGTAGGGAGTGGCGAATTTCGAATTATCAGTTCCAGCCAGGACTTCGGTATATGTAGCTCTCAGGTCAGATCCGTTGGCCGCATCCTGATGGGTGTGGGTATTGGTCCCGACGTGATCTTGATTCCAATGGCTCGGATTGATTTCAGCCGCGGGGTCGTCTGCGGTTGTAGCGACAAGAGCGTGTGTAATCGCCATAATTCACTCCTCACAAAGTCCAGATATATTCGACGGTCACATCATTCAATCCGTCAGAATTATCGAATGGTTGAAGGTAATGGGTGAACAGCGTCCCTGAGTTGGCGGTCGAGGTCGCTCCATTACCAAAGAGTCCACATTCACGAATATAAAAAGTCGAGAGAGCCGCAGAGAAAAAGGTGCTCATGACCATACTCGTCCCCGATCTTGTTTTCGAGGTGATCGAATTCCTTGAGGCCTCCATCCCCAAAACGGTATCGGTAACGAGAGGGGTATTCCCTATGGTTCCGAGCGCATGATAAGTCAGGCCTGTCCTTGTCTCTCCAATCAAGAAATCAATCACGAGGTATTTTCCGAGAGAGACAAAAAGGTTATGTTTTCGATTTCTGAAAACGAGCTCTTTTTTCGAGGCCTTGATCGCCTGGGGGAGGCTGAGGCCTTGATTCATGAGAGCCGGTATTATTCCTTTTGGATAAGCTCTCAGAATCGAAATCCCTTTCACTGTCACAATATCGTTGCTCATTTTTTTATCCTCATGAAGCTGTAAGCGTCGTCGATTCAGTCGGGACGCAAGTCTCTGTACAGTTTAGTGTAACATCGAGGAGCCCATCCTCGAAATAGGAAGTCTCTTTTTTCGCCATTTTCCTGAGGGCGATCAGGGTATCGACGAGGTTCCTGTTATATTTTCCAACCTCGACATTTGTAATAATATGGCCTCCGATATTGATTCTCGTTATTGTTTTCTGAATCAAGAGGCTCTCATTCACCGAAAAGGTCGAATTATTGACCGATACCATGATTCCAGCAATCATCCCTCTTTTTTCACAATCCCAAGTATATGTGATCGAGCCTCCTGAGTTTTCAGAGAGGAGAGCGGTCGCCATAGTCCGAGCGACTGTTTTATCGATGATGGAATCATCGAAATATGGATATTCTATTTCTCTTCCGATCTCAGAGATTGCGGCCTGATCGTCGACCCTGACCCTCAGCTTAGCCTCATACCTTCCTGTCAATTTCACGGCGTTAGTAAAATTCGGGAAGGCATCTTGTTCCTCGATCACCTTTTCCTCGAAATAAAAGAGAATCTCATTCGGGCCTGTCAGAGTCTCAATATACCCGACCTTGACCCCCAAAGCTGTCCAAACCGGGGAGGCCTGAGTTCCGTCATTGCGCCAGACCTGAATTTTTGTATCACCAACAGGAGCATGATATTTGAATGGGAGGATGATTCTATTCGAGGCTCCGTTCCCTGCCAGATAGACAGTTTCGTCTACCGAGAGATAGAATCCTCCCACGATCTCAATGACGTTATAAGTTTTATTTCCGTTGTCGGTTTTTTGGAAATTATAAAAGGGGAAGGTCGTGACCAAGTCAGGAGTCTGGGAAAATCCAAAGCTGGCCGTGATCACCTCGAGGCCGAAATAATGGAGCCTTTTATCATAATCGACATACCAGCTCGCTCCTGTGATCTTGCAAATATAATCGAGGGCATCTTTGAGGGTTTTTCGGCCGAAGGGGATTTCATCGAAAATCTTGAGAGTAAAGACATACCTCTCAGAATCGATCTCAGGGAGGTTTTTCTCAAATAGGTCGTGAATCACATACGCATCGGTTTTATAGTCATATTTATCGGCTGTCACAAGAACAGTCTCGAGGAGCTTGGCATATCCGGTACAGGTGATCTCATAATTAATTCCATAGGTGAGATCGGATTCCGTCCCTTTGGCGATCATGATTAGGCCAGCGAAAATTTTTGTCGAGTTGTCGTAAATAATGACCTCCTGCCATGACTTGATTTCGATTGAGGCAGGAACATCGTAGAGCACGAATTTGGCCGATGGATATTGATTAAGAATGGTCACGATCTCGGGTTGGTCAGTCTCGAGATCGAGATATCCCACCACCTCGACCCCACCAATCATAATACTCAGATGTATGAGGTCATTAGGATATATATAAGGACTGAGCTCGGTCTGGAAGGCCGGTGTATTTTGGAAGGCTGAGGGATTGAATGGATGCGTTATTGTCATTGGGGAATCCCGCCTTGTAGCTCGACTTTTTCATTACACCAGCTCAGGAATTGACTCGGATTTTGGATTCCGTAGGCGTTGAAATTATAGACGTTTCCTCCTGAGCCGGATCCCTGTTCTTGAGCTCCAACCCGAGAGGCCGGTGTCGTTCTGAATTTCTCACCTGAGGAGAGCCCGATTAAAAAATTATCATGATAAAACCCTGGGGGAACGATTCCCTCACCACCAGCGGCTTGCATGAGGTTGATTCTTGATTCCCTATAAGTCCGATACTCCTGATAATTGTATGTCTCGTTTCGGTGGGTGTTGATATTGATATCTGTCTGTTTTGGAATGGCGTTGATCTTATTCCACTCCTCCTGAATTGCGTCCCTTCCTCCGTTCACAGCTTTGGCGAAATCCTCCTGAGAGATTTTCCCATCGATCACGGCTGTGGTCAGTCCATTCAGAGCGACCGCTTGATCGGCTGTTGCCTGAGTGAAAATACCAAGACTCACGCCCATTTGTTGAGCCATAGCGAATTCGGTATCGGTCAGGCCATCGACCGAGAGCTTTTGCATGAGGTTATTATAGACAATCGTATTTGTGGCTTTGGTGTGATCATCCTCCATCTTTTGAACCTGAGCGGAGAGATCAGCGAGGGTGGCCTGATATCCTCGAGCCTGCTCAGAATCAGCTCCATACTTTGAAACAGCATCGGCGAGCTTTACATTCGTGTCGGCGATTCTCGCGGTCAAGTCGGATTGTTTTTGAGCGTAGGAGTCAGTCTCTTGCTGTAAGGATTTCGAGAGCTCGATAATCACTGAATAAGATGCGGCGAGAGCGGCCGCGGCTGCCTCAGCCTCAGCCTTGAGGATTGCCTGGGCGGAGGCCTCGTCAAGAGCCGCCTGTTCAGCCGCTTTGGTAGCAACGACATTATTATATTGCTCTCGAGTGAGGATTCCGAGCTGAGAGGCTGAGAATCCGGTTCCCTGAATCATCACATCCATGGTTCGGCCGGCCTCGAGCTGAGCCTCCATGAGGTTCCTCGTCGCCTGAGATAATTGACCATTCGCTTGGAGAGCATCAAACGCGGCTCTCACGTAAACCTCATAGGCGACCCCCTCCATCGCCATGCGCTCCCCATGACTTGAGACGATATCAGAGAGCTGTTGTTGGAATGTGATTAGATCGGCCAAAGCGATAAGAGCTTCCGTGATTGGGGGGATAAAATTTCTTGTGACTTCCATCCCTGCCGCCGCCCACGCATCCCCGAGCTCGTTCAGAGAGTCACGATAAGCGAGGACATTATCGACGTCCTCCTGACTCATTGCCAAACCCATTGATTTTATATCATCGGCGGCGGCTCTCACTCCCTCGCCACCCTTCCTCAGGAGGAGCCCTACATCCTGACCCTTGCGCCCAAAAATATCGAATAACAATGTACTTTGTTTCGTTGGATCTTGAGTGGCGACGACTTCATCGGCGAGGTCAGAGAGGCCTTGAATCGTGGGAGCGTAGCCTTTTCTTACAGCCATCTCCATAGCTGAGGTGACTTCCTCTTGGGTGAGGCCGAAGTCCTCGAGCATCTGAATCATGGTCGAGGCCTCTTCGGTCGATACACCCATCGACCCTGAGAGCCTTGAGGTGGCGAGTCCGAGATCGACGGTCGGCTGAATCAAAGAGGCGTATGCTTGTTTGGCATATTCGATAATCTGATTTCCGGCCTGCAATGCTGAATTGAATTCGGTAAACTTGAGGCCAGAATCGCGCGCAGATTCACCGGCTCCCTCGATATTTTCGGTTGCCTCGTTGATACCCTCTTCGGTTTTATCCTCAGCCACGACCTCGAATTTAACTTGTCTTGTCGCCATCGATTCTCTCTCTTAGGTTCTGGATATCTTTATAAATTGCGGCCAGCTCGGGGTGAGCTTTTCGAAAATCAGAATCTGTCTTTTTCATGGTGAATACATATAAATTTCTCTCATGGATGGCTTTATATGTATTCAGGCATGCGGTCATTTTCGGGAGGAGTCCGGCCTCGATCTCTGAGACTGGAAAAGTCAGTCCGTAAACCTCGAATTGCCAGGCGAGCCTCAGTTCTCGTGGAGCTTTTACCTTGCGGTCGGCTGATTTTTTCAGTTCGTCATCGGCGAAGTCAGCCGCCGCAAGGATTAGGCGTTTGGGATTATCGCGGCCTCATTGTATTCAGCGACGAGCTTTTTCCCTATCAAGGCCACGATTCGGGGGTCAAGTGCCGCGATCTCTTCATCGGTGTATTTTGGAGAGATCACCCATCCGACTTTGATCGCGGCTCTCAGATATTTTCCATAAAGGGTCTTGACCCCTGCGCCCTCAGCCTTATCTTTTATCAAGGCTCCCTCGAATCGCTCGAAAATTCCCTGGGTCAGGGTATCGACCAATTCAAAGGTGGCTTGTAGAGTTTGGTTTTCGATTTTTTCTGTCATTTTTACACCAGTGAGCTGAGTTCGTTCACAACCAAAAAGGCGGGATTCAGGGCGGCAGTCGAGTTGTATTTGCACCGGAACGTACCTCTCACGATATCCCCCCCCTCGACATCCTCGAGGCCATCGAATGACTCCCACTTGCCCGGGAGATCGATCTGGATAAGTTTGGTAGTATAAACTCCGGTCGTTCCTAAGGCGACCCCGTTCAGCTTGAGCCTGAGCTGGCGAGCTGTTTGAGCCTCCATATACCCGACCTCAGCCTGAGCTTTGGTGTCCCACGGCATACCGATTTTCAGGACGACCTCGGGACCACCACGGAGCACAGCCGAATCGAAATTCTTACTGTTATTGGCTCCGTAGCGTTTCCTTATTCCTGAGGTGTACTTGAGATTGAAGTCTGTAAAAACTCCAAAATCAGTCGCTCCAAGAGTACCGCCGACCGCATCGATGAAGAGCTGAGACTGAGCGAATGAGAATTCACTCACAGCAGGAACCGCGAGAGAGGCTGTGAAGGCATCAGCGATCCACTGTCTGACCTCCCAATTTGCCGCCATCGTGATCACATCGGTGTCGCCTTTTCCTGAGCCCTCGATGGTGAAATCCTTACAATATCCATAGGCTCCCTTATAGGCGAGAGAATTATCTCCGGCTCTGAATGTGATCGCCTGTCTCACGATTTCGACGGTCACATTTGCGGTTGCGGATTCATCGGTCAGGGATTCAGTCACCACAATCTCGGCCGCGACTCCTCCGGTAGCCACCAAGAAATAGCCGTTATTCCCTGTCTCTCCGGCTCCAGATACCTTGATAAGATCACCGGTTTTCACAAAGGCGAGTCCATTACCTGAGTCTGTGATCTTTTTCGTCGAGGCCACAAACGCAATTGTGGTTCCGGTTTTATAAAGGGTCGAGGGAGTCATGGGGACGATATAATTATGAGCATACGCCGAGCCCGCTCCATCCTTGACCCCTTTTTCGACTGCCCTGATTGCCGCTCTCGCTATCCATGGGAATTGCTCGGCTGTGAGAGGAGTCGAGGGCATAGTCAGAGAGCCGAGGTAATAAGGGATTTTGGTTCGGTCTGTTCCTACGAGGTTTTGAACCTGCTCAGGAATAAATCCGACCGGAGTCTCAGGTTTGAAGGTATGCTCACCTCTCCACGGCTGAGTACAGGCGACCGCAGTTCCGGCCTCCCCTCCGTTTTTCAGCTCAGCACCGAGCTGCAGCATGCGAAAATCTTTTAATCCTTCCATTTTCTACTCCTCGCCGGAATTACCGGCCTCGATCTTTGGTGTGATTTTCTGAGCCTTTTGGGGTATGACTTCCTCATAAAGGCCGGACTGGATTAGAGACTCGGTTGTTACCCCCTCCTTGTTGAGCCTCTCGAGTTCCGCGGCTGTCAGGTCTTTTGCCGGGACTCCTGTAATTGCACCGTTCATGATTCCCCCAGTATATTTCAAGATGATTTTGCTCATGGTATCTCTCCTCCGCTCAAGGCGGTTCGCTCAGTCACAGAGATAAGAATTCTCTGAGCCAAGAAAAAGGGTCCAGCTCCTTGTTTATCCATCACAGCCCAGGGCTCCTCAGGGAGCGAAGTCTCGATTTTCAGGATTCCAGAGGTCGAGTCCAATGACGGATAGATTTCGAGCTTATTGATTATTGCCGACCGCAAGGTGACGAGGTTTTCCCAAGTCTCTGATTCGGTCGTGAATTTTACGAAAAGATCACCGTATAAATTCCATGTTCTGATTGAGCTCCCTCCTCCTTGTTTGACTGATGTCGAAACAGCTCCGGGCACCAGAACGAGGGAATTCCCGACCCCTTTGTCGAGGGTCGAATAATCTCCATGTGTCACATGAACAGGAGCCGAGATCACGACAGGATCGCCAGCGATTTCAGTCACCAAGTCCTCAGCCACGACGATATATCCTGCGTGACTTCCGTCCGTGACGTTGAAGGTGTTATTATTCGAGGTCGAGCCTGAGACTGTGATCACATCGTCCTTGACCAAAAAAATCAGGCCATTCGCTGAATCGCTGATTCGGTGGGTGGCTGAATCGAATGAGATCGACGAGGCCGAATAGGAATCTATAAAGTCCGTGATCTTTTTTGTGATTGTTTTCAGTTTATCCCGTATCGATATATAACTCATGTCACCTCGAATTGTTCCCTACGAGCGACGATCATAATGTCGCTGAGAATCTGAGGAGGAAGTTTATCAAGCTCCTCCTCAGTCACATCTCTGAAAAGAGGCCATCTGCCCTTGTGCATCCATGCCTGGGAGGTTCCGTATGCGTCACCAACAACCCAATGACCGTATCGATTTCCATCTCTCACCGCCGTGTTTTCTATCATGTATCCGATCTTTTCGATCTGGCTGATTTTCCAATGAGAGAAAAAATTTCCTGTCCTTGTATATCGTTGGCCTGGCCTCTCATGAGGGTATTCTTGCATGCGTCTGACGATTCGGTTTGTGATCGTCCTCATTCTCTGACGACCAATTCCGGGCACCTCGGCCTCGATATTTTCGAGGCCTTGTCTCACGAGCTCACCCTTTACTTTAATCGTCAGACGCATCGGTTACGCCAAGTCCTTGATTGGAGCCTCCAAATCCTTTTCTCTGAAAAAGAGGCTGTACCTCATTGCCGTCCTCGTCAGAATCACGATAAGCGATACTCCCAAGTTTTCCCTCAGTCCTCTCAGCTCCTAAGGCCTCGAATCCTACGCTCTGCTGGTCGATGGCATCAGAGAGCTCTCGACGCAAGATCCGCAAGGGGTCAAGGCCTCTCTCGAGAGCCTTTTCAGTAAAGAACCGACCTGAGGAGTTGGCGGCCTGAACGAGATCACCTGCCGCCTCGACTGCCATCCCTGCGAGGACTTCCTTAGCGTCGGCCTGAGTCACAGGAACCTTGAATCCATTTCGAGCGAGGCAGACATTCAGCCATGCGCTCATGGTGTCAAGAAATCCCTCGACCTGAGCCAAAGTTGGAATGGTCGAGGTCGTGAATGACCCGTTCGCGGTGAAACGTCGAGTCAATGCCGCGACTTCCTCAGCACTTCCGTAAGAATTCGTCCCGACCGTCATCGGTTACCTCTCAAGGATGAACCAAACATCGACGGAATCATCGGTGTTGGTTTGGGCAAGATCGATATTCACGACATCATCAATCACGACCGGAGTATAGACTCCGGCGACTGAGACTCCGGCGATGGTATCGATAAGCTCCTGAGGGAAAAACCAGCCATCGGTATTTCCGTCCGTGACGGTGAGGATCGGTTTGCTTAGGCAGGTCGTTCCCTTCCCTTTGATCACGATATCGGCTGTGCCTGGCTTATCTCCGGTGTACTTGATACCGACTCCCCGAATGGTTCCGGTCAGTCTGTGGGTATCGATATTTACGGTCGCTACACCATCAGCGCCGACCGCCTTCCCTGTATTGAATGGCCCAACGACTCCAATCATGGCTCCCTCCTATTTCTCAGGAGCCTGAGAATTGACAGCGTTTTTATTGGCTTTGGCCTTTTTCATGCGTTCGATGAACGCGGCTGTTTCCTCAGGAGTCCTCACCTTTTTGGCCTTCGGCTCTTTTGGGGTTTTGGATTTCGGCTCTTTGGGAGTCTTGACCCCTTTCGCCTTAGGAGTTTCGGGTGGGGTTTGGTTGGCACCCTCAGGCTCTTGAGGAGCCTCGGGGGTTTTGATCTCAGGCTCAGGAGGATTCTCTCGAGTCTCGAGGAATGGATGGGCTTGAGCCTCTTCCTCGAGCTGTGGGGGAACGTCCCTGTATTCTGATTTCACGAATTCAAGGCCGGAAAAGGCCTTGACGATATTCCAGCGGTGTTCTGACTTAACTCTGGCTTGCATTTTTTTCCTCGCTTTTCTTGAGGATGACTGTCATGCTCTCTACGTCTACCTCAGGGTTTTGCTCGATATCGACTCCCATCCCGATCAGGACTCCGTCGACAAATTGCTGTAATTGAGCTTGAATGCTCACAAGCTGGCTCCTCATTTCGAGAATGTGTTCTTGAGCCTTTTTGGGGAGGGGATATCGACCCTCAGTTTTTTTCTTTGTTGACATGACAGTCCTCCATTTTCTGAATATATGATTGAGATTTCGCCTGAATCCCCTCGATTATGAGGGGATATCAACGACCAGATAGCCAGTTTCGCCGCCAACCACGACCTTGATCTTTCGGGTGTTTGAGAATGTGTAATCACCTGCGGCCTTATCCCCGACCATACCTGAGGCGGTGTCGATGGTAAACAGGTTGGTGATCTTATTCCCTGCGTAGATATAGATGGCATTATCGACCTGGGTGGTTCCATTGTTGGTCATGTAGAGCAGGTCGTAAATCCCTGCGGTGATGGTTTTGGTCAGGTGAGTGTCGAGCCATGCGGCCGCGATATGAGAGAGAGCCGTAAAGGTTCCCCCATCCTCGAGCAGACCATAAAGGCCAGCGATCATCGCGCCGGATCCGTTGACAGTCCCAAGATTACAGGCCTGTCCGTAGGTTCCTACGATTGAGCCTCCGGTCATGGTATAGGATGCGGCCAGCCTTCCAATTCCACCGAGGCCTCTCAGCCCAAGAGCTGAGGTCGCGGTCGAGGGTTTGTGATCGACTGTTGACTCAATGTTGAAAAAGGTTCCTGAGACTTTGGTCGGCTCACCCTTGACCTCGACAACATAGGCATCGATATTCGGGCGAGAGTGAAATTTCACAACCCCGAATTTGGTTTGGAGGGCTGTTTCGCTTGCGGTCAGGCCTGCCGCTCCGGCAGGCTGTAGGAGGAGTCCTGTTAGATTTGTGATTTGTGAACCCATGTTTTACCTTCCTTTGTTTGAAAAAGGCGTGGCGCTATTTTTCGACACCACGCCTTTCAGACTCATGAGAGAATCCCTGATTGATTAGGTATTGCCCATGTGAGCGAGCCGCCAGTCGCCATACACGACATCATAGCGGGCGTAAAACTTGAAGTAATACATCCCACCGTCCGGCCCATTCGGGTCAAACCAGGCGTGTTGGAGCTGAGGAGCCTTGCGCTCGCCGATGATGATCGGTTTCGCCGAGGCATTTTCTGCGGCCAGAATCCAAGCGGTTGAATCGAATTTCGGGGAGACGATGTATTGAGTCACCCCTGCGTAGGGATTCATTTCGCGGTTACCGGTATCGTAGGCATCGGCGTTCTTGCAGATCTGTGCGGCAATGCGCTCGAGCTCAGGGGAGACGATCAGGAGGTTATAGTCGTAATCAATCTCTTCGCCTTGATCGTCGACGAATTTCTTGGAGGCGACTTTCACTGTCTCGAAATTGTCAATGCTGAGGGCGAGAGCTGAGACATTATCCTGAGCGGTCTGATATTGAGCTCCATCATCGATGTGAGAGGCTGAGAACATGGCGGCACCGTCATAGCAGAGGCCAAAGACTGAGGAGGTGGAATCTCCATCATTCAAGGCCTTGAAACAACGGTTATTGAGCCAGCGTTGGAAATTGTCACCAGCCGACTGGACTTTCCGATAGAGATCACCGGTCTGGTCGTCATCGACTGCGTCCTGAGAAATATGGACTGTGGATTCCCAACCCCGGGCATGGAGGCCTTTGCTCTTTTCGATGAAATCCTGAGCTTGGAGTCGGCCTTTACTTTCGACTGGCATTGGAGCCGCGCCGATATCGGTCAGGGTCATTTCGGCGGTTTTCATCGGGACGGTTGCGGCGATGCGCTGATAGTTCATTTTGATATTGGGAAGAGCCGCCAGAAAACCAGTGCGGACGCCGACGATAAGATGATTAGGAACATTATTCGAGATCATGTTTTCCTCCTATGCTCCCGTACAAATCTGAGGAGCTGTCAATTCGACGAAGGCATAACCATCGGCGACATAGTGAAGTTTGCCGATCTGAGGATTATCCGCGGCCGTCTCTGAGAGAGTTCCTGAATCGCTCATGTAGACGGTTTTCCCCAAATCCGCATTATCGAAAACGGTGCTCTTGAATCCCACGATAGTGGGACCAACAGCGCAGATGATATCAGTCGTCTCAGCATCACCGAGAGCGACTGACTGCTCTTCCATAGCGATACCGCAGAAAACATCGGTCGAGGCGACCACGGTGGCATCGACGAAGGCTCGGACATTCAGGGTGTCCTCACTTTGATCGATAATCATAGGGCTCCCTTTATAGGGGTGCTGAGCCGCTGAGGTGTCGAGGGTGAATTTCTCAGTTTTGAGCTCACCCAATACCCGAAGCGGTGCATTACGAGATAAGTCGGTCATAGCCTTTTACTCCTTTTTCTCAAATTCGGATAAGTCATAATCGCTCATGTTTCCAAGCTCGACAGCATTCTCTTGGAAGAAACGCTCGATCGTGTAATTG